ATCGCATGGCTTTTGTGGGGTGGCGATGCAGGGAGAGCTTGGGCGAGTCGTGTGATTAGCATGCTGGAGAAGCGCTCTAATTGAACAATGGAAGGCGTGCGGATCGTGCGGGAAGAAGAAGACGGCATCAGCGTGATGCAGGCGCTGCAAATCCTTTCAAGGAACGCTCATCGCAATACCAGTCGTTGGGAGTTGGTAGAAAAGCAAGTATTTAAGAACGGGCGTTTAGAGGAAACGCACGAGTACGTGGTGAGTTCCTATGACTTACCTGATTCTCAATTTGAATCCGCCAAGTTTTTGGTGTTTGAAGCAGTGGCCATGGCCAAGGCTTACATCATGGAAGGCATTGAAGAGCAGCTTGCTTCCATTCGAGAGCAAGGTGACGAAGACGAAGACGATTAATTATTAGTGGCGTGAACAACAAAGCTGGGATAGCCCATAAGCCACAACACACTGAGTTGAAACAAGCCGCTTAATATGCGAATTTGCGCAACATCAGGGGCCACAAGGCCCCTTTCTATTCTTGAAATTGTTGCTTGATCGCAGAAGATGGCGCTTGCCACATCTTTCTGACTGAGGCCGCAGTTTAGCCGAGCTTCGCGAATGCGCCTACCAATTACTAATTTCGCTTCAACGTAAGACAGGGTCGGGGCCTGAACCTTGGGTAATACCATGTAATTTGATGCAGCCTTGCATAAGAACAATTATCATACATAATTAATATCGATACAGTATATGTATGAGCACCACGTCTTGCCGTTACGACGTTTCTCCAATTGAGAAACACGAGCTCACGCCCGAAGGCTATCTTCGTGTATGGGCTTCTATAGCGCGTACTGGCATTCAGCATTACACCGATGCTGATGGTTCTATTCGGCGGGAATATCGCCCGTTGGAGGAAGTGGCGTCTCCAGAAAGCCTTGCCTCATTTGCGGGAAAGGCTATCACCATGGAACATCCTCCTGTACTCCTGGACAGCGAGAACACTAAGAATTACCAAATCGGCTTCACGGGATCTGAAATCGTTTACGACAACGGTTTCGTGAAGGCGGTGATGACGGTCACCGATAAGGAGACCATCGAGAAGGTGATGAAAGGCGATGTTCGTGAAGTGAGCGCCGGCTATCGAGTTAATTACGACCCGACGCCTGGCGTTACCGATGGTGGCGAGCATTACGACGGCATCCAAAAGGAGATCAGTGGTAATCACGTCGCTATCGTTCGTCGGGGCCGAGCCGGCCCGCAGGTAAGGCTGCATTTGGATCGCCAAGATGCCGCCGATCCCTCTCTAATTTCCATTGAGGAAAACCAAACTATGTCCGCCAAAGTCGTTTTCGACGGCGCCGAGTTTGAGGTGACCGAGAGCGTTGCTCTGGCGATCACCAAAGAACGCGAAGACGCCAAGATGTCCTACGAGGACATGAAGAAGAAGTACGACGAGCTTCAAGCCGCTGCTGATTCCATGAAGGCCGAAATGGACGCCATGGAAAAGGAAATGAAGGGCAAGTGCGACTCCGCCGCAGGGCGGGCCGACGCCCTGGCTGAGCAAGTCGATGCTCTCAAGGCTGAACTCGATGAAGCCAAGCAAATCAACGTGGATTCCATTGTTGAAGAGCGCCTGGTTCTTATTGAGAAGGCTAAGCCTGTGCTGGATTCTGCCTATGAATTCAGTGGCAAGAGCGCCCGTGCAGTGATGGTGGACGCCATCAAAGCTGTGCGTGGCGACTCCATCGAACTGGATGAGCGGTCTGATGACTATGTGCTCGCCATGTTTGACACTCTGTCGGAATCCGCTGCTGAGCGGGCCGATTCCACCGAAGCCCTCCGTAAGGCCGTTGCTTCGATTGCTGCTCCTGCCTCTGCGCCTGTTTCCTACATGGACAAGCTGCAGAATGCCTGGAAAGCTCCTCTTTCTATTTCCAAGGAGGCCAAGTAATCCATGTCCATCACTTTCTCCGGCGTTAGCACTGGCGCTGCCGGCGGTGTGCAGCAGGCCTATGCGCTGGCACAAACCGCCCTGGTGGAAGGTCAGTTTGCTGACACTGCTGACAATACAGTCGGCACCTTTATCAACGAGACCGGCGCCGTGCTGCCTTTTGGCAACGTGGTGGTGGTAAACACCGCCGGTACTGTCGGTAACTCGACCAAGACTATTGCTGCCACTGGCGACGCCGTTCTGGGCGTGCATGGCCGCACCTACATCGAAGAAACCGCCAACGACGCCAATAGCCGTCTCGGCGCTTCTGACGCTCAAGCCGTAAATGTCCTTACCGAGGGCAAGGTGTCCGTGTATGTGACTGGTGCTGTGGACTTCACATCGCCCGTTCGCGTGCTGTACACCACTCACACCGGCACCACTGCTGGCGCTCACCCCGGTCGCTTCTCTCACGTTTACGTGAGCGGCAAGACCATGCGTCTGTCTAATGCCCGTTGGGCTTCTAAGACCACCGGCGCTGGCCTGGCCATTCTGGAGCTGAACGGCCCCAGCTTCTCCCTCTCCGCTGATTCCTGATAGGAGGAAACAATGAGCGAATTTCGTATGGACGAGGCAGGTCTGTTTCTTGAGCGCCAGCTTGAGTACATCCGCCCCCAAATTTTCGAGACAGAGTATGCGGATATTAAATATCCGACACTTCTGCCTGTGACAAGTGAAGCTGGCCCCGGCGCTCAGACCTTCACCTATCGCATCATGGACGCCACTGGGCAATTCAAGGTGATCAGCGATGCTGCTGATGATCTGCCCCGTTCGGACGTGACGCAAACCGAGAAGAGCATCAACATCCGCTCCATCGGTGGTTCCTTCGGCTACACAGTTCAGGAGCTGCGTGCAGCTCAAATGGCAAATGTGGCCCTGGAGCAGCGTCGTGCTGCCGCTGTGCGTCGCGCTTATGAGGAAAAAGTGGAAGCCATCGCCCTCTTCGGCGAAAGCTCCGTTTCCCTGCAAGGCTTCTTCAACAACTCCACTGTGGACGTTGTTGCTGCTGACCAGTGGTTCACTGGCGCTACCGCCACTGGCACCACCGCTCAGGAAATGCTTGAGCTGCTGAACTATGGCGTGACTGCCATCATCAATGGCTCCAACATGAAGGAGCAGCCCGACACCATTCTGATGGCGTGGGAAGATTACAGCGTGATCTCCACCACTCGCAACTCGGATAGCTCGGATGTGACTGTGCTGGAATACTTCCTGCGCACCAATCCCTTCATCCGCAATGTTGAGCCGATCAATCAACTTGCTTCCAGCAAGGGTCTGCTCAGCAAGAACCGCATGGTGTTCTACAAGCGCGATCCCGGCAAAGTGCAACTGCACATTCCGCAGCCCCTTGAGCTGTTTCCGCCTCAACAGCGTGGTCTGGAATTTGTGGTTCCTGCACATGCTCGCGTTGGTGGTGTCGCTCTGTACTATCCCAAGAGCGTTCTGTATTTGCAGGCTCCCTGAGTCTGACAGTCAAGGAAGGGGCGGTTAAGCTTACATCGTTTGTTTTTTATTACAACAAATGCTGATTGCTTACCGTCCCGAACTTGAAAACCCGCCGCGTGAGGCGAGTTTTGGAGTGATCACCGCAAAAGGGATGATCAGCCTCGCTCCTGGACTCAATCAGGAAATTCCTGATGATCAATGGAGTGAAGCCAAGAAGAATGCCACGGTTCAAGCTCTTTTGCGCATTGGCGCATTAGAGGAACTGAAAGAACGAGTGGAAGTGGAAACAATTCCGCAAAGTGCTCAAGCTTTAGCGGAACTACCTCTTTCTCCAGCCATCCAAGCCATTGAACTTATCCATGACGACGAAAAGCTCGCCGACTGGAAAAAGATTGAGGGTCGGGTGCGCGTCAGAAACGCCATTTCCCGTCGCATTGAGGCCATTCGCACAGGCAAGGCATGAGCGTCACTTATTCGGGATTTCTCAATCGCTTTCCTGAATTCGCTCCTCATCCATCGGGGATTGTGAATGGGGCCATTGAGAGTGCCACCGCCGATGTATCAAACGATGTGTTTGGCAACCAGACCGACCGAGCAGTAAGATTTCTAGCTGCTCACATCATCTCCATCCAGCTTGCTCAAATGGGCGTGCAGATTGGAGCCACTGACGGGAAGGTTTATGGCAAGGGGCTTGATGCCACACTTTATGGCCAGGAATTTAAACGTCTCACCGAGGCTGCATCGTCTTCTCTGCTTGGTTTTGTTGTGTAATGACTAATCCGGCTCCGCCACTTGCAAATGCCACTTTGGTATTTACTGTGGCCAGCGGATATGCAACAGACGCAACAACCGGCAATTACGTTGAACTGACAACCAGCGGAACGTACTATGCCACTTTGAAGCAAAGCAGAGATTCACGATACGAACAACGCATTGGGG